GCTCTAACTAACTCCCATCCTTCTCTTAGTTTGCCGGCCATATTTTTGGTGTCGTCAAATCCAAGAATTTCTGATCTTATCCATCTATGTCTGAACCCGTGGGGCGCAGGTGGTGCATCAAGTGATGAGGGTGGAGTCCATGTAGTTTTTTTAACTTCTTTAGCTCTACTTTCGCTCGCACGTGAAGTCTTTATTTTTTCATTTTCCATATGCTTATTGTCCTTCCGTGATATTGTTTACTTGTTTCGCATACTCTTCGAGTGGCACGCCTATTCTTTTAGCAATTGCTACCTGAGACGGCGAGAGTCTTACAGTTTTTTTGCGTCCTGTTGAAGCTGAACGATTAGCTGAAGCTACAGCTTGAGTAGGTTTTACTCTTTCTGTAGTATTTGATAGTACTTTATCAAATTTGTGCGGAAACTCAAGTCTTATTCTTGAATCAACTTCAACATAATATTCGTCAGATTTAGGGTCATATCCCTCTTCTTCCACAAGCTTTTTATGTATATCAAAAGCCGTATATGTCATTGCTGTATCATTACCAAACCAACTGTTTTTAGAAGCCCACTCTTCGGCTCTAGGATCAGATTGTTGTGGTTGTTGCTTTTGTTGAGTATTAATATTTACTTCTCTTTCTCTAGGAGCAACATCTTTATCAGCAATTTTTAAAGAATTTAATCTAGCATTTTCTACAGATAAATTAGCTAATTGTTCTTGTGCTGCAATTTGCGCTTCCACGTTTTGAGACTCAATAGCATTTTTAAGAGCTAGTTTTGCTGCTGCCAAACTAGTTGTAACTCTACTTTCAAACTCAGAAACATAGGACTTATCTAATTTAGATAATCTTTTTTCTGCGGCATTTTTTTGTTCTGTGACTGATTGAGCATAAGTAACAGCTTCTTCTTTCTGTCTTTCTGCTTCTCTCATTTTACGAGTAAGTTTTGCAATACGTTTTTGAACGCCTTCACTATACTCTTTTAACTCATCTTTTTTTGTTTCTACTTTTTCTTCTCCTACTTTTGTCTCAATAGGTTGTTCTATTTTTTCAACTTCTATTATTTCTTCTGCAACAATTTCTTTTTTTTCGGGTTCGCCTTTAGAATCAAAATTAATTTCAGCACCTTGTTCTTCGCCTACATCAACTAGATCTTGTTTTCTTTCTTCTGTGTCTGGCATAGTTCCTTCCTATGGTTAAATTAAATGAAGAAGAGATTCAGGATCTTTTACAGTTCCTAAAATTTCATCATCGTTAAGTATTCTCACTTCACCACCTTCTATTGCTAATCTTGAACCCGCGTAACGAGCAAAGATAACCCAATCTCCTTTTTTGCACCAAGGTTTTCCAAATTTTTCAGGATCCTTGTATGCTAAATCTCCTATTTTTAAAACATAGCCACATGTTGTAGCTATTCTTGCTTTGTCTAAAGTTTCTTGTGAAAATATTACTCCACCTTTACTTTTTTCTTTTGGTGTAAAAGGTAAAACTAAAAGTCTATAACCAGATGGTTCTGGTAATTCATCAACCGTATCTTGTCCAAGATTTTCTGGAGTTAATGGTTCTTTTACGTTTATTGATTGTAATTTTTCTTCTTCAGCTTGTTTTTCGTATTTTTCTTCTAAAGCTAGTTTAATTTTTGGTGCTTCCTTTTGACTTTCCGTTTCCAATGTCGATAACGTTTCCTTGTTCATCTTTTTGCTCCTTAGGGTTTAGCAGGTAAGAGATATCCTGTAATGTTAATTGTATTCCGTGTGCTTGTCCTACTAGATAACGGTATTTTTCTATACTGTCAACCCCTCCAGCCAATAAAGCATCTCCTATTGTTTGTAGTCTTTCTTGTAATGATTTTTGTGTTTTAGTTATTAAAGTTATTTCGTCCATTTTTATCTTTCTAGCAATTCCATGCTCGCAGAGACTTGTTTATTCTGCTATTAGGGTCTCTGGCCGTTTTAGCAGATGTTAGTTTCTTTTTCATTCCGCCCATTCTTGCACAAAATGAAGCTCTTCTTTTATTACCAACTTTTTTACTAGGTGCTTTTAAAGTACCACCTTTATAACTTGCTCTTCCTTTAGCATTTAATCCCCCAGACTTTGATTTACCTTCTTTTCTAGTCCATGCTGGAGTTTTAGGCATTTTTCTTTTTTGGAAAACCTTTTTTCATATTTGCATACGCTTTTTTAGAAATAGTAGAATTTTTTTTACTTCTTGAAGTTCCAGCTTTTTTACGAGCATTTATATTTGCCCAAAGTCCTTTGGGTTTAGCCATTTAATACCTTTCCACAATCCATACATTTAGTTATAAAAGTTCTTATTTTTGTTTCTGCTGTATTTGTACATTTACATCTTTTTCCAAAAATTTTATTTACAATTTTTTTATATAATTCTTTTAATTTTTTCATTATTTTATTTTTCCTCCATTTTTTTTAAATCCCATTTTTGCTCTAATTTTAGCTGGTAGTTTTCCTAAAGATTTCTTTTTTCCTTTTGGTATTGCTTTTAATTTTTTCATGATTTTTTAAAACCTTTTAATGTTTGAGCAAACCTTGCTCTTTGACCTAGTTTACCTTTTTTCTTTGCTGCAGCATTTAACACTTTTGCAGGAATAGTTTTACCTTTTTTAATACCTAAAGATTTTCTCAAAGATCCGGGTTTTTTAATTGCTTTTTTAATGTCCAGCGCCATGATTAAGCTCTGCCAAACCCTCTCTTAGCAACTCCACATCCTTTTGGTTTTTTAACTTTTCCACCATTTTTATAACCACTATTGAGTTCACTAACAACTCTTCTTTTTTCAGCTTTTCTATTAGGGTTCATTTTTTCAGAATCTATTCTTCCGACTTCTTCTAAAAGATTCATTCTTCCTGAATTTTTCATTATTTAGATCCTCTGGATTCATCTCTTCTAGATTTAAAGCTTTGAGTTTTTGTAGATTCTTTTCCGTCTCTCTCTCCTAGAGATTCGTCAAGTCTATCATTGGCTCCTTGTTTTTTTTCTGTAGATTTCCCATTAGGGTATCTTACATTATAGGGTCTTGTTCCATAATCGTTTCTCATATTTTCTCCTAGTTATTTTCCTTTTATCAGATGAGTTGCTTTAAGTCCATAGACGGATGCAATTACTCCAACAAAAATTGTTTGATACCATAAAGGTAAATTTCCAAAGTGCATAAAGAATAACTCCATTTTTTCCATATGTACAGGATTATCTGACCACACTGACCAACCTAACATTACTATAGGAACCGATAATAAAATTAAAATAAACTCGTCTTTCCAGTCAGAATTTCTTGATTCTAAAAGTTTGCCAGAATATTCTAATTCACCAGTAGCCATACGTTGTGCAGTTTTAGCTGCAGCGTCTGCCATCATCATTTTCGTCTCTTGCTTTTTTTTATAAATGTGACTTCCTGCGGAAACGGCTAATTTTATTGCCGAGAACCACATGTTAGTACCAAGTAGCTTTAACGGGTTTCTTATCGGCTCTCATTCTTTTTGTTCCCTTAACAGTAACTGTTTGGGATGTAAAAGGATCAGTAGCTTCGATCGTTTCACCGCCTGTTGAATAACCATCTGAACCAACGCCAAGTTCTTTTACGATCTTAACATCTTTATTCATGAAAGTTGATCCTCTTTGCCAATCTTTGCTCATAATTTATCTCCTTGTTATTATTATAGTTAATTTTTCTTAAAATTTCTACCAAAATCGTGTTTTTTATTATTATCAGACATCGTTTGCTTTGTTAGAGAGACTCCCGCACGCAATGTAGCTAATTCTTGATTTTGTTCTAGTTTTTCGTCATGTTGTTGGTCGTCCATCATAGCTCTCATTGTATCTAAATCAAGTCTTGACTCATTGTTTGAACTTCTATCTTGATCTGCTTTAGCTTTTAGATCTAATTCACGTGATTTTAATTTTAATAAAGGATCCCCACCTACTTCAGAGCTAATTTTATCTTCTTCCTTAGCATAATCCATAGTTAGCTCAGCAATTAGAGTAGCTTTTCTAGCTTCCATCATAGAAGTAAGTTGTTTAACTCTTTGTTGCATTTGCATAGCTTGTGGATTTTGTTTCATCATTTGCATAGCTTGTGGAGTTTGCATCATGGGAGCCATTTGTTGTTGAATCATTTGTAATTCTTTTAACTCTTCAACATATTCTAATTGAATTTGTTCTTGAGCCATTAAACTAATATGTTCTAGTATATTTTTTTGTAAAGCCATCATTGCCGCAGGATTATTTTGTACCATTGAAATAGACATGAAACTTAAATGGGCATCTACATGTGCTTTGTGGTCTTGTCCTGGAAAAGCTTGAAATGGTTTTGTACTAATTGCTAAAATATGTTCAAGGGAAGGATCCATAGGTGTAGGTGGTGCAGGAGGTGGTAAAATTGCATTTACATTTTTAACTCCAATAGCATCATACATAGATCTATATGCTTGATATAAGTTATGAATTTTAGGATTTGATTGTGCTAACTGTAATTGAGTTTGAGCCATACCAATTCTTTGCGTTTGAGAAAAAATGTTTGGATCTGCTACTGGTAAAATATCTACCTTAGCATCAAAATCTTGAACTTTAATATTTCTTGAAGCACCCGGAACATCATATGGATACTCAGTTGGTAGATAAGATTTAAAAACATTTGCTAATAATTTAAATTCATTTTTAAGTCCCACGTATAATCGTTTGTGGATAGCGGACATTACTCTTGATCCTCTTTCTAATAATGCAACAGTTGTTCCAACTGCAGCACCTTGGTTCATATCCCCCACTTGCATGTCTGCAATAGATGCAAATCTTTGTGCACTTTGTACAACTATACCCATTAAAGATAATAAAGTTTGATCAGGTCCTTTAAATGGAAGTTGCATAAACTGATCTTTAATATTTCCACCTGGTACATCTACATCTCTAAATTCTCCAGGTTGCAAAGGTTGAGCATCATCTCTCATTCTAACACCTCTAGTTTTAAAACCAGCCGGTAAGTTAGCTAAAGTTCCAGCATCTAATAATTGTCTTAATGCAACAGTTGCAGTTCTAGATAAACCACCAATCATGTGTATTAAACCTAATCCGTAAAAACCAAGACCTGGTAAAAATTTAAAGTGAACGAAATAATCTTTTTTCTTTTTTAATTCATCATTTGGTTCGAAGTTTCTTCTAATAGATAAAATTTCTCCATTAGCTTCATCCATAGTAATAATATATGGCAATTTAATTCCGGTAGGTTCTCCATCTTCTGGGTTAACATCTTCATGTCCTTCAAGATCTACGTTCACATGCATTTCTAAAATAGTATACATATCTTCTTGACCATTTTGTTGTACGCCTTCTAATTCTAATTCTTTTTGTTTTAATTTATCTTCTTGTATTGGCGGATCTCCTAAATCAATGTCTCTATAAAATCCATTGATCTGTTGTTTTCGTAAATCATTTTGTGACATACGAACAACATGAATTACAGCTTCCGCATCATCTAAAGAAGTTGCAGAATAAGGTACTACTAAATCTTCAGCCGGTATAAATTTGGACACAGCTCTACCCAAAAGATCGTCATAATAAACTTTCTTAAATGTAGAGCCGCTGAGGGGTAAATAGAAGAGCATTTGATCAAACTCAGGTTCGTATTCCTTCATTTGGTCCATGATCTGGTAATTCATAAAATCTTTAACACGTTTGGACTGTTCTTCTTTAGCAACAGTAATATCTCCCATGATTTGAGTTCTGACTGGTCCATCCGCTGGTAATAATTCTTTGTAAGCTTGTGCTTGAAACTGTGTAACAGCTTCTGCTAGAACAGGGTGAGTAACTGAACTTGCTCCTCTAAAAGGTTCTGTTCTTGAAATATATTTAAATCCTAAAAGATTTAATCCTTCTCTATAGCTATCTGCCCATTCTTGTCTAGATTGTTTATAATCTTTATACTTGTTAAGTAGTTCAGAAGCTAGAGGATCTAAAAC